AATTTATCAAAATCTAAGACATCACCTTTTATAATTGAGACATTTTTAATATCCCCTAGATAACCAATGGCATTTCTTTCAAAGGTATCATAAACAATTATCTTTGCCTTACTAGCCATGGCCTCGACGATATGGGAGCCAATGAAGCCGGCGCCACCAGTTATAAAGATGGTTTTCAAAGCGTTTCCATCCTTAACATGGCAAGTCGTTGATTAATTTCTGTGAGCGTCGTGGCAACATGACTTTTGTTATAAGCATCACCCGAGGGAAGAAAGACGTGATGAGCGCACCGATCTAAACCCCCAAACCCTTTGATACAAGGGTGTCCGCCATATCTGACTGTATTGGGCAGAGGCAAGATCCGCACACCATCGGGATTATTAAAGGCCATCTTCTCCCATAGCCGCCAGCCCGTATCACAGAACACCCACGGGGGCGTGCGTTCGGGATTTTTCGGATATTGACCAGTAAATAATTCAGGCCGATGAAAATCCTCGAAAGCGACAATTTCTAGATCCCAATTATTCTCAGGATAGAACCTTCGGTAAAGGCGCATATTCAGTAACATCATGTTCGGCCAATAGACCGAGGTAATAAAATCATGATTACGGGCACCGCCAGGATGAAACTCGGCCACCCCCAAATCTTTGTTAACATCCCTGATACTACTTAACAGAATATCAAGCCAGTCTGCCCGAAGTATTTCGGATGATGAGTTAAATACCATGGCATAGGGGGTTTCCACATAATTCATCATTAGACGGATATTCTCACCATGCCCATATTTTCTGTCTTGATCCGTATTTTCTATCAGTTGAATGATCTTATCGCCAGCCAGGGAACGGAGATAGTCACGTCGATTACCATCATCCCTTCCATCAGGCACAATCCACGACGGTTCACATGCCTTATTATTTGGAGCCAATGAATTGTCGGCAACGATAATTTCGTATTTAATATTCGGATTAGTTCGCTTTCGGATGCTCTCAATCGTCAATATGATCCCATCCCAGGAGAATCGATTCGGAATTAGGATAGATATTTTAGATTGAATCATTCGGTTTTCTTTTCTACGCCACGATATTCATTCTCAAGAATTGACATTATGATGTAATCTCGATATTGACCATCCCGGAAAATGGCCTCACGATATTTCCCCTCTATCTTGAAACCAACCTTCTGATAGAGATGCAGGCCGGCATGGTTGAAATCTAGGCAGGCAAGCCAAACCCTGTGGCAGTTGAGGTAATCAAAACAATATTTCAGGATTGCCTGATATACTTTCGTTCCCCAACCCTGTCCTCGCTTGTCTGGAACGATATCGCAGCCAACCCGGATAGAACGATTATCCTTGTCGATCTCATCCATGCGGATGATGCCAAGGAATTCACCTTCATAAAGAATGGGGTGCTCAACATCTACCTCTTCTTTGAAAACTGTGTGATATTGTTTATCTTCTCTGTCTTTAATCGCCCAATACCAGGACATCTGTTTATCTTGGGTTACATGTTTTATGTCCGTAAGATTCATCCATGTTGACATATCATTGCGGACGGCACGGAGAGAATCCAGATCCTTATATTCGACTGGACGGAAACCGATACCTGAGTGCCAGAACATTATTGCCCCATATCCCATCGTTCAATGCAATCCACGATATATTCCCGATCTTCTATGGTGAGCCACCAGCCGACAGGAATGCATACATGCTTTTTGTCGAATTCATCAACGCCCGGCAATTCCTTGTTTCGTGCATCCTTGAAACAAGTATGCCTATCATTCCTGGCATGGACTCGGGAAACCTGAATTCCCTTTTGAGTCATCCATTCCATAAAAGAGGGCCGGTCATCAACTAGAATCGTATAAAGCCAATAACTCGATAAATTCGCATCATCATAATTAAGCGGTTTCGCATGGCGAATGTGCCGGGTTTCAAATTCTGAATCATAATAATAAGCATTAATTCTATGGTCAGTCAGGACGCTTCTGACTTGTTTTAATTGCTCGATTCCGATCGTGGCACTAATGTCATTCATATGATACTTATAACCATATTCCTTTATGTCTTCCTCACAACGCATATCTTTTTTTGGCTGATCTCGATCTATTCCATACCAACGTAAGAGTTTCCCCCGTTTATAATCATCTTCATTTAGACAAACAAGGCAACCGCCATCCACTGTCGTGAAGTGTTTTATGGCCTGGAATGAAAAACAAGTAAACGGCGAAATCGATCCTATGGAGCATCCCCGATATTTCGCCCCAAAGGCATGAGCAGCATCTTCAATGACCTTTAAATCAAATCCGGTTGCAATATCATTCAGATCATCCAGGTCGCAAGGATATCCGCCCCAGTGGACGGGAATCACGGCCTTGGTTTTAGCGGTAACTTGGCTCATCACGGAATCAGAATCAATATTACCAGTTCCTGGATCGATATCAGCCCAAACAACCTGTGCACCTCGTTCAAGGATTGGCTGAATTGAGGCCGTACAGGTCATTGGAGAGCAAATTACCTCATCCCCGGGTCCGACATTGGCAAGTCTAAGGGCCAGGTGAATGGCAGACGTTCCAGAGTTGAGTGTCAAGACATAGGGATTATTGAGGAATTCAGTTAATCCCCGCTCGAATTCCTCAACCTTTTTCCCTTGGCCTATGAAACCTGAATGAAGTGTCTCTAAAAGTGGGGCATCAACCGAGACTGGCATGTTGACTTTAAAAAGTGGGATCATGCCACACCCTTCTTTAAAACCTCGCCTATCTTTTTAGCCAACTTATTTTTGTTCTTCAGATAAGCCTTGGTTAACATCTGGAAACCGCCTGCAGGCCTTGGCATTGCTTCATGGGTTCGCTTTGGAAGTTTCATGCCTTTGCCAGGTTTTTCTGCGCCTCCCCAGGAACCATATTCCTGCATGTGGGCATAAGAGACATTGCTTCCGACCACGACAACCAACCCAGGTGCCCCTGCGGGCTCGCCCACGGTATCCTCGGCCTTCGCTGGAGCCCTTGCACTCATTCTGGCCTTACCACTTCCCGACCAATTTGTGGTCATCGAGTTTCGCAACCGCCCTGTCCAAACTGGCGTTCCCTTTTTCGCATCGGCTTCCACTTCATAGCCAGCCTTAAGCAGGACATCTTTGCATCCCTGTATTTTTATGACTTCCCATTTCTTGAGTTTAGAAATCGCCGCCTCAATCCCCTCAACCTTAACCGTGATTTGGTTGCCCATTTATTTATCTGTTTCCGTTATTGCCAATTTCAGCATCCTGTTTGCCTCATCCCAGTTCATCACAAGGACAACATCAAATATGCGGCCATTGCTTAAGACGGCTCGATTGCCCTCTTTGATTCCACTTCGATATTCAAGGAAAAGTTTATAATCGGCCTGAATATTTTGTTTATCATAGAGAATGGTCATTTCGTCGGCAGTTAAGGCGTTGAATCGGCAGGGAATTCGGCGATATAAGATAGACCAGGTGCTTGTATAGCCGCCCTGGCCGTCAGCGGTATCCACCCGTTGCTTAATATTGCAGGTATTATTTAATAGGCTTCGAAAACTCATTTTGTTTCTGTCGGAGGCCAGGAATCTTTTATTTCATCCTTAAGGATAATCCAAGGCCATGTTCCTGGTTGCTGTTCCCATACTGTAATCCATCCACACCCAAAACATCCATGACAGGGTTTGTAAATGGGAATATTAGAATTGCCTATTTCATCATCAGGGATTTTCCCTTTTCCATAACATATCGGACATCTCTCTGCATGAGACATTTTGCCCTCCATTATTTATCTAAAATTCCTTGTAAATATTGAACTAACCCCTCAACTTCACCCCGTTGTTTGGGGTCATTGAGATCAAGGTTTATATCTCCATCGTTCCAGATTTTTTGTCTTTTAAAAATGTAGAGTAGGGCATTTTTTATACGATGCCAAAAGCCCCTATCTCCTATCGTTAAATGGATATCTAAGAATTTGCGTTCAAAGCCTTTACATGAGGAAATATCAAAAGAAAAATACGCAGGATTTTCTAGAGATCCACAACCGCATCGGATAATATATTCACTTTCGTCGGTCCACACCTATAACTCCTTACCCTGGAAATACCATATTGAATTTATCGTCTTACCTCGTTTTTCCATTTTCTCATATTGCTTTTTCAGCCATTCAATAAGGTCTGGCAAATCTTTTTTGTCATAGCAGAACATATAGATTTCGTTCTTTGCGCGGTAATCAACAAGGATCATTAGAAAATCCGCCTTTTGAAAAAATCCAGGGCATTTTTGAGATCGTCGGGAATACCTTTATTGAAATCACCAATCGTATAGGAATAATCCCCAAGCGATTCTGATCTTAAGGCCCCGTCTTTTTTGCTCTGATTATATTTATATTTGACCAATTCTAAGCAAGCGGCCTCCAGGGCGTAGGGGATTGGCGTATAGCCTGCCGTGTAAGAGATCCAAAATTCTATTCCTGCCGTAAAGGCTGAGGGACACTGGAGGATTCCAGCATTCCTATCCTCGCTTGGATTGATAAGCATATATTCCGTCAATTCATCATCCGGTATTTCACCATAGGCAACCGCCGGCGAGAGGCAATACATGGCCGGCCTGATAAGCAGGTCCGTTGCTTTCCTAGTCCCGAGACTTGAATCCAGTAATGTTGCTGACCAGCCTGCCGTAAGATTAATTGCAGCCAGAAGCAGGTTGATTATCGCATAAGAGGAAAGCGTGAATGTAGTGGCCGCTGCCCCATCCGCAACCAGACTCAATATTGAGGCCGTTATTTCTGCCGTCGCATTATTTGTGGCGGTCGTGTTTTTTATGGAAAAAGCATTCGTTCTGCCATAAGATACACGGCTCACCGCAGTTACCGGATATTGATCTAGGGTTATCATCTGCCGACCGTTTCCCCAATATGATTCACGGCTATAAGATCGAGTTTTTAACTTCCGATTGCAAAATCGCTCGATAAAATCTGTTGCCCTATCTATCAATTTTTCGATTAGATAGACGTCTTTTATTTTCAATGTCTGTTCATTCGCCTCGTCTTTGGCATTCACTGCACCAGTAATCTCGAGATCAAGGCTGGCTGCCGAGGGATGATAAAGTGATCCGGCGTGCCACCCACTTATTGCAACAATCCCTGTTACCAATTCGCCGATTGTATCGTAGGCAACATTTGTCAGATCGAAAGAATGGGTTGCACTATCCGTAAGAACAAGGGCATTATCTTGGACTTCCACGGTGGCTGTGGCATTCGCCCCGTCATAATAAATCCAAAGTGCGTCCCGAGAAGCATCTTCCCCGATATAGGCAAAGGCCTCATCCGCTGAAGTTAAGGCATAAGTTCCGACTGGCATTTTATTTTCCTTTTTTCAAGAAAATTGCATCGGCTCGCAATTTTTCCATAATTTCTATCTTTTCTGAAAGACTAGCTATGGAACGTTTAGAATCAAGGATGATTCTCGCTTTTTTGCGTTCTTCCCAAAACGCCTCAGATTTCTTGTCTTGTCTTTCAATTTTTTTTGCAATTCCTTGCTCTATTAAAACGTAGGCGAAATGATCTTGAACTTCCCTTCTATCGCCCTTTTTCCAACAGCATTTATAATCCTGGATAAATTCAACTTCGACCATAAGTTTTCATTGCCCTGGGTTTGGAGATCATCTTATTTTTAGGGGCGGCCTCAATCTGCTTTATTTCAACCTTTGGCACTTCCTCAATAACAGCAAACCCATATCTATTGACTAACCAAAGAACTGTAGCCGGGGAATTCGTCTCCATAATATCGCCTGGCTTATAGGTGCTCCAGGCCTTTATAAATTTTAATCTTGGCATTACGTTTTATCCTTGTATCCCCAAAAATTAGAACATAATCGAAACTTTCTTTAAAAGGTTTCGAGTTAACATGAAACATATCAATCCCTGGGGATAAAATAGGGGGCAAGGTTAACCTCAGCCCCCAACAATTTCTACGTAAACTTCCTTTTTGCTAGCCTTAGGCAGGAAGTGTGGCCTGTTTATATCTCGCCCTGTCACGTAAGCAAATGGCTCCAACCACAAAGGCCGCCACCGGGGCTGTAAGCAGAATTCCAACGTGAGTATAACCACCGGTAACGTTGAGGTCTTCCCCCCGCACCTGAAGAACAGTAAGTCCGTCGGCCGTTGTAATAGTGGAGGTCACTCCCGTCACGTCGGCTTCCGTCCCTCCGGCACCAATCCGCTGCCGTACCTGTGCCGCCAGGGATGCGCTACCCGTCCTAGCACCGGTAAACACAATAAAGGTGGCTATATCATAATTAGCCATGCTGAAATATGTCGGTGTATTCGCGCCAGAACTAAGCGTTGCCTGAGCCATCGCCACATCGCTTTTGATGTGCTCGCTGAATTTGTGTATATTTCCCATAATATTTTTCTCCTGATTAACTTGCGCTTGTTAAAACAACAAACGCGCTTAATGTGTCAGCCCCATTTCTGGGTGTTATTGGAGCATCCATGATCGGCTGCCCCGCCACCCGAAGCACGACACGCCAAAAAGTCTCATCGGTTAAAAATCCATAGTCGCCATAGGCCTTGGCTTCTCTGGATCCCGATATTTCTATACTTCTATCGGCTATGACATAATGTGACCAGTCTGCGAGGATAATGTCTCCTATTGTCCCGGAAGCGGCGCATTTTTCTGAAGGGATAATTGGACGTCCCAAACAGGTTAAAGTACTCAAGTCCAGCATGGCATAAGTATTTGCGCCACCCGTTGCATCAATCGCCCATCCTGACAGGACAGTAGGATTGATTAACCAAACTGCCCTCGCCCAACTATCTGGTAACAACCGAGCTGCCATGTGAGCCATATCTAAGACCACTGGTGCGCCAAATCCGGCTGCCCGGGCGTGCGCCACGGTCGCCGGCGCATTAACTATCCCCAATGGCTCTCCCGCCCCAGTCCCCCAGATGAAATGGTAATCCTCTTCAAATCGAAGCGCCCGGCCGAAGGCTATCTGCATGAATTCCCCGAATGCCCCATAGTCATCCTCAAGTTCATTGCTTGAGAACATACTTCCAATAAGTTTATGAGGCGTGAGTTCTAATTGACCGAGCGCCGGTTTTGTCGTAATTGTATCGTAGGATTTTTCTGCTGCCTCTGCCGCCCATTGAAAAGTGATCCCCCCAAAATAATTAGATGCCCGACTGGTATCAACCAGCGTGCGTATCTTGAGGGAATCTCTCTTTGTGGACAGGACTACCGCCCTGGGTCTCACGATTGCCGTTTCTAAGGCAACGTGATAAATTCCTTCAGCCCATTCCTCGGGGACAAGATAGCCGCCTTGACTATCCTGCCCTATTTCCATATGACCGGTCGTTTTCTGTACAAGCCGACTGTCCGGCATTCCCTCTCCATCACAAGCCTTGCGGACTTTGACTAAGAACTCTCCTATTGACTTGAATCCGCCTTTTCTGTCCTTTTCCATTTTTAATTCTCCTTAGCTCGTGGCTGAATTGAGAACGACGAACGGTGAAAATGTATGCGCTCCATTGTGTGTCGTGAGTGTACTTGCAGGCCAACACTGTCCGGCAACTCTAATGACGAACCGCCATGCCGTCTCATCCGTGGTAAAGGCCACGTGAGTGGATGAGTCAATGGTCAAACTCTGACGGTCTCCGATGATGTAATACCGGAAATCGCAGAAAGCGATATCGCCAGTGGTGCCAAGTCCCTGCATTTTTTCGCTAAGAATAACGGGCCTACCAAGAAGGGTGAGCTGAATGCCGGCTTTTGCATCAGGCTGCCAAATAAGGATTTTCCCGCTGGCATCCGCAGCATTGCCAGAACCCAGTTCGATAAGTTCAGCAAGCACGTTAGGGTGGATAACCCATACAGCATTCATCAATGATGCAGGAAGCATCGACTGATACATTTCAGCAATGTCTTCATACATCACTCGATTAGCCGTATTTCTCAGCACAGGTTTAACACAACCGCAATTCATGAATCCCAGAGGCTGGCCACCGCCAGAACCATTGATAAAGGCTTCATCCTCATACCAACCCCATGCCGTCCCGAATAACCGTTTAATCAACGGTTCAAGAGGAATTGCCGAATCGGCCAATACCTCATTCGAGGTATAGGTCAGGCCAGCCAATTTGTGAGGCGTAAGTTCCATCTGGCCAAAGGTGGGCTTTGAGGGGGATTTATCCTTTGCTTCCCCCGTCCAATAGGCAATAACGCCCCCGTGCACAGAACTGGCATGAGAAGTGTCGTTGACATAGGGGATCTTCAAACTATCTGTGGCCATAGACATAATGAAAGCCCTGGGTCGCACGACAGCGTTCTCAAGGGCGATCTCAAGCAGGTCCATCCGATATTCTTCAGGAACCAAAAAACCACCCTGGCTGTCGTCTCCAATCTCCATATGACCAGTTGTTTTGGTTGCCGTTCCAGGCACATAAACCAACCGATTATCTAGTGTCCTGTTCATCCGAAAGTTTCTGACCGAAACCAGAAAATCCTTCATCCCCTTGAACTTATTTTCTGCGGGACCATCATCGGTTATCCCAGGATCGGGTGTCAGTTTAGCAACCACGTCCTGAGCATGTTCTTTCAACTGCGCCTGAATGTAGGGATCGGCTATGCCCTTGATAGTATCTGCGGCATATTTTTCAAATTCTTCTTTTGTCATTCCCATTTGTTTTTCTCCGAAAATATATATTTGTTAATGTTTAAAAACTGGGATGATTTTCTCTTATTGATTAAGCAAATATCTCTGTCGGCGAACCCATAAATTGCTGATAGTTATAACTATCTCTACAATCTGGGTTGCCGCTGATATTTCTACTTGTCGAATAGGGGAATAATCATCAACCTAATCATCAACCTAATCAGACTTCTGATTTAGTACAATTATGTACAAGTTCTGATTACACGCTTGCCCACGTGCGAGACGTGAGCAATAGTTCAATCAGAATTAATGCGAGGGAAGACGGCGATGCTGTCCGGGGGGTCTTTGGGCCCCCGGGGTCTTCCCCCAGGGTTACAATCTTTAGATTACCCTGCCTTTTATCTTGGCCAATGCCAGGGTATAGGAATCATCCATCATCTTTTTGAATTTCCCACTCTTTATAAGTTCAATAACAAGTTTGGCGACCTCTTTCTTTATCTCTTCATCTTTATTGATATCGCTTTCGCCGATCTCGATATTTATTTCAGGTTCTTTCTCTTCTTTTTTCTCTGGTTCGGGTGGTACTGGCGGCTCCTGATATGCGGCCAAACTTTCGGATAAGTCGGCATTCTCTTTCTTTAGTGATTCGACCTGCTCTTTGAGTTGGCGGAGATCATCTTCAACCGTGCGTTTCCGATAACCAGGAATAACAGAAATGGGATTTTCTGAGAGGGCAGCCATGCCGTCTGCATATTTATAATTATAAAGGAGATATTCCTGCGTGCCATTTACTTGATTGGTCAATGTGATAACCTGTCCATCGGGGTAATTGATTGGATATAAATCCCAGATAGATTTCAATATAGGCCCGGGCGCAACGTCGGTGGGATTAAGTGCACAATTAATGGCACATGCAATATCATTAACTGAAGGGTTGCCCCTAAGGTCGAGCGTTTTTATGGTCACCGGTTCTTTAACCTCTGTTTCCTCAACCGCCTTGTCATCCTTATGCTCTTTCACCCATTTCTTGGCTTCTTCCATGCTCCATTTGTCAACGTCAAATAAATAGGTAACAATTACTTTGCATTCTCCGCAATAAAGTGCTTTAATCCCCTTTTCTTCTGATATTGT